CGGAATGCGAATCTAATTTTGTACGTACAACCTGATTGGGGCGTGCCTGTAACACGCCTCAGTCTACTCTTTACAGGAGAGTGAAAATGTTTATTTATTTGATTACGAATTTGATTAACGGCAAACGGTACATTGGGCAGACTAAACAAAGCCTGTCTGCTCGATGGAACATGCACGTATCTAAAAATCATTGCCGATATTTGTACAATGCGATTCAGAAACACGGAAGAGAGAACTTCTCTATGGAAGTTCTGTTCGATGTTCCGACTAAAGAGTTGGCGAATGAGTTTGAGATAGAGTACATAAAACGTTATTGCACTTTGTTTCCTAACGGGTACAACATTCTTCCCGGTGGAGATGATAGACCGCCATTAACAGAAAAACAACGCCAAGCTATCTCTAAGTTACACAAAGGCAATAAGTATCGTGTGGGGCATGTTCCTTCTGAAGAAACAAAAAGAAAACTGTCTTTAGCTAACACCGGTAAAAAGATGACACATGAACAAAGGCAAAAGCTGTCCGCTGCCATGAAAGGGAATAAAAATCCCAGCGGAAGACACGTGTCTGAAGAAACTCGACGCAAGATAGGTTCGGCGCACAAAGGCAAAATTCTTTCAAAAGAAACAAAGCAACAACTTTCTATCGCACACAGCGGTAAAAAGGCAACAGAAGAGACTCGTGAGAATATGCGTTTAGCCCAACAAAAGAGACGGCTAAACGAATCTCCAGAAGATAGGAAACGAATGCCCTTATCTGAAGAGGTTAAACATAGGATGAAGTTGTCGCAAATGGCTAGAAGGTTAAGAGAGCGCAATGTCTGACCAAGATCAGAGAATTCAGCAAAAAATCCACGATCTCTATGTTACTCCTGCGAATGAGATTACAGAGGAAAATACACACGTAGATAAAGAAACCGACACCATCGCATTTAACGATTCTGCCGCCGTGAAACTGGTTATAGACGACACAACAGAAGCAGATTCGTATTTGAACCTCCAACAATGGAGTAGCGGGTGGACCCTCGCAGATTTATTGTATCAATCACCCGCGACACAAAGCGCCTTTGATGGCGGAAGTGTTGGAAGCTCATCGGTTCCTAAATTCATGGTGAGCAATCACATTTCATCCATCGTTCCCAAAGTCATGGGAGGGTTGTTTTACGAGGACCCGCCATTCGATCTTCGTCCTCGCCCGTCTGTATCGCAAGATGTAGTTAGAGCCAAAGAAGCAATTTTTTCGGCTCAACTAGATCAGATGCACTTCGAAGAAGAAGTCGAACGTACTATGGAACAAGCTGCCCTTTTGGGCACTGGTATCATGAAGTACGGTTTCGTCGAATTCGAAAAGAAGATGCGCCGTTACAAGCGCAAAGGCGAACGTAAGCCTATTGAGCAACCAGACGGAAGTGTCAAGATGGTTGACACACCCGAATCGGATGATTACGAAGCCGAAGAGTACACGAAGAAGATTTCGCATCCTTGGATTAAATTCTGCGATATTCGCACAGTGCTTGTAAATCCGGGTTGCCGCGTCGGCGACATTCGCCGCGCGGGCTGGGTTGTATATCGCGATTACGCAACGTACAGCGATCTTAACCGTCTACGTGGCGTAGAAGGCTACAACATTCCTGAAGAGGATGTGCTCAGAGCAATCTTTGCGCAGAACCCGACATCGGGTCCAGACAATATTACGATGACGCTTCCGGAAGGCATGATGGGATATATCCAACATGCTTTGCCACGCAGCTACAAGACTTCAGCCGATCCTAACCGTTCACCTATCGAGATTTTGGAACGTTGGGATGACGAGAAGGTTATTGTGATTCTGTCCTTCAACGGACACAATATTCTTGTTCGCAATGAAGCGAACCCGTACGGACACATTCCGTTCTATTCGTTCAATTGGCGAAACATTCCGGATTGTTTTTACGGACAAGGGCTTGGTCTTCTTATCGGAAGCGAGCAAATCGTTGAGCAAGGCGTAACAAACTTGGCTCTTGATTTGTTGGCGTACGGTTTGCAACCAACCGCCGTTCGTAAGAAAGGTTTTAACGCTCTTACCCAAGACGTCCGTTGGCGTCAAGGCGGAATTATCGACGTCGAAGAAGACGTCGACAAGGCATTTAAGTTTCTTCAGATGCCGCCGGTCCCGGGAGAAGCGTGGCAGTTCATTGCACAAGCTCAGTCATCGGGAGCGTCGACGTCAGGAGCGAACGAACAAGTTGTTCAAGGCGCAGGTGCCGCTGGTATTAAAACCACAGGCATGCGTTCGGGAACGGGCGCGGCAGCGGTTATTCAAGCTAACGCCAGCCGACTTGATGGTCCGACAGGACGATTCGTTCGTCAAGTGTTCAAGCCGTGGCTGTATCAGATGGATGAACTCAACAATCTATTGTTGCCAACGTCGGTCATTCGTGACTTACTCGGCGACGAGCTTGGTGAGCCATATCTAGTCGACCATATTGAATTCCGAGAAGCGAACATCGAATATGAAGTTCTCGCGGGCGCGCAGTTGGGCGCGAAGAAGGAAATGGCGCAAGCCCTTCCTATAATTATTCAACTTTTGAACAACCCCTCATTCACAGCAAATGCTAACGATGCAGGGTATCAATTTGATGCTGTTGCAATCTTTAAGGCGTTTGTGGATGCGGCGGGTTGGAAATTTAGTCAATCGTTCCTCCGCAAGATGACACCAGAAGAAGCACAGCGTCACCAAGCTAACTCGCCTGCAGCCTTACAGCAAGCACAGGCAGCCAGTGCCGCTCAAATGCAGAAAGCAAACTTCGAGCACGAACAACAAATAGAGAACCAGAAACAGTTGGGTAAGGCAGGAAATGAAGCGTTTCGTGCCGCCATCAATAAGGCTACACAGCCTGAATTGATAGGACAAAATACAACATCTGGGTTCGGTTCAACAACAGCTTTGTAAAATACTTCCCGTGGGCTTATAATCCACGGCTTTACTGATACAGGGGGAGCCTTATACTCCCCCAGATCACTCTTATAAGGAGAGACAAATGACAGACGCAGAAAAGAAACATGCTTGGTATCTTGCACACGCAGAAGAAGTAAAAGAACGTTCGAGACTATGGGCACTGAATAACCCCGAGCGCATCAAAGAATTAAATCTCAAGAAAAGCAGAAAGTACGAACAGACGCACAAAAGGCACAGAGACCCCGAAAGAATCGCCAGAACTAAAGAGTGGATTAAAAAGCATCCTGACAGAGTTGCTGAAATTGCTCGCAAGCACAATTACGGTATTACGCCTGAAGAGTACAAAGAGAAAGTTAAAAAACAAAGGAATCGTTGTGCTCTGTGCGGCAACAAAGAAACCCACAAAGACCATCGTTCAGGCAAGGTAAGAGTTTTATCGGTAGATCACGACCACAAAACCAACAAGTTAAGAGGTCTTCTTTGTGGCAATTGCAATAGGGGTTTAGGTATGTTTAAAGACAGCATAGACCTTTTACTTAAAGCAATCAAATATTTGAAAAAGCATAAGAGGTCCTAATGACTGAGAGACAAAAAGAAAAGCAAACAATTCTTTCACCAGATTTGTCACCCGCAAAGAAAGCACTGCTTTTGCAAGTAATTCTTTCACCCGGGTGGAAAGTGGTTGAGGAAATCGCTAACGAAGCCTGTCTCAGGTTCACACAGGACATTATAAGATTAGACCCAGAATCAGAGGATTACGAGCGTGTAGCCCAAACAAGAACATTACGCGCTCGTAACGCCTCAGAGTTTAGTGATCTTCTTTTCAAGTCAATTGTCGTACACGCTAATTCAATACGACAGACGCAAGCGAAAGAAGATAGAGAAGTGGTTGAATCCGTAGGCGCAGCGTTCGGAATTCATCCAGCAAAGAAAGCGGACCCGAAGGCCGATCCGGCAGAAGCCATAAAGAAGACTTTTGGCATTCATCCGGCTCGTCCCAAGAAGTCTGAAAATAGTGTTAAGTAATTCCCTCCCGAGGGGAAGCAGTTGAATTAATCTTAAGGAACAATAAAATGAGACTTACCGCAAATGACATCAGCCTAACATGGCTTGAGTCCGCAACACTCGAAGATTTGAAATCCGCGATGAGAGCCGGTGGCGACGTATTGAACGCCGTCAACGCTTTGCTCGTCACACCCGAAGGCAAAACAATTGCCAGCGAGATGTTGAACGATCCGGATTACGTGCCGAAGTCCCGTCGTCAAGTGGACCCAGCCGAAGCCGCGCAGATTGCAGAAGATGAGGCTAGAGCAGCCGCTGCCCTCGAAGCAGAGAAGAACGCTCAAGCGTCCGAACTAGGGGCCCCGATTACTCCCGAAGGTGAAGCGCCCGTCGTTCCCGTAGAAGAGCCGAAGAAAAAGATTGTATTAGATTATCAAGTGACCGACGAAAACGGTCAGCCTATCGGTCGTCCGACTCACATCGAGGGATGGTCGTGGGAAGAAGTTTCCGAGAAGCAGAAGCAAGCGCACATTCACGCGGTTCGTTACGCAGAGCGCTTGAAGGCCAATCGCTCGAAGCAAGCAGTTGTGGCAGCCGATGCCGAAGTAAAGAACGCAGCCGTTAGGGCCGCAAAAGACAAGACCGCTCAACTTCTCGATGAAGCAGCAAAAGAACAAGACCCAGAGAAGAGAATTGAAGCAATTAAGAAAGTCGCCGAAGCCGAAGTAGCAGCACGAGAGGCCGAGGTAGACGCCCACCAGCAAGGCAAGAAAGTTGCCGAAGCTTGGATGGAAGACCACAAAGAAGATTTCTTGCCGTGTCTCGCATCCTCAAACATCATGCGCGAGTATATGTCCGCTAATGGACTATCTATGTCGTATGAAAATCTTGAGAAGGCGTTTCAGGCAGTAAAACACCAGTTGCCTAAGGTTGAAAGGCAACAGGCAACTGAAGTGACAACATCTGCTGAGCCGTCGAATAATACTTCGGCATCAGCGTCCACACCCGCAGCCTCGGCCTCGGCGTCAATAACGCCAGCCGTTGTTCCGAGCAAGGAAACAGTTCAACCTACAGTACAGCCGTCAGCGGCACCGGCAACACCGGTGGTACCTCCCGCAGCGGAAACGGCCCCGAATCCTACGCCTGCAGTAGCGCAAAATGCGCAACAAACTGCCCGTAGGCCGGGAGTTAACGGTGGTTTGCAACCCGGCTCGATGTCTGCAGCACGACCGAGTGAAGCACCTAAGCCAACCATCGAACAAACTCGTTCAGTACTATTGAGAGAAATCGCAAAGATGCCCCGTGATGAATATCGCAAAAAACTTCGTGACGCCAATTACGTCAAGAGGTTGGAAGCAGCGGGTATCCCAGTAGTCGGACAGCGCGGATAAAACCGACGCTTTAATTTAAGAGGCAAAGGGTTGATCCCATGAGTGGACCATCACCTTCAGCATCAAACGTATCAAACGTACTCACCGCGCAGGCGATCTTGTTCGACAAAGAACTGATCCCGAACCTAAAGGGTGAGACAGATGCATTCGTGACCGTGGCAGAACGCCGCGTTCAGGGGTTGCATATGGGCATTAACCGTCAGTTCTTCCAGTACAACACTCTAACGGGTGACACTGCACAAGCCGCTGACGGTAACGTTGGAGCACCGGAAGTTGTTTCGCAAATCACCGCACCGGCAACGGTCGGCGAATGGAATAACTATACAAACTTCAGCGCGTTCGCAATCGCTTCTAGCATTGACGAACTTGTTGGCAACAGCGCAGTCGAACTCGGCTATCAAGCCGGTCAGTCGATCAGCGAGTTGTACAGCGCAGTTGCAGACAGCGCGTCAAGCGTTGACGGCAACGTAAACCAGAACGGGTTGCTTTCTTCTCCGTTCACGCTCGATCTCGCGACCGTTCGTGAAATGAAGCAGCAGCTTGTGTCGATTGACGTACTTCCTTGCAAAAAGGGGATGTACTACGGCGTCGTATCGCCTAACGTGCTTGGCGATATTTACAACGCAACGACTGTGAACAACAGCATCATCGACAACTGGAAGCACACGGAAAGTGGCCAGCGCAAGTTTGACGAAATGGCCGGATCGGATCAGACAAAAGAAATCGTGCTTCCGGGTACGAACATTCTTTTCCGTCAGACCCCGTTCGTGACCAAGACGGCTAACTTCTCGGCTGGTAAGACCGCTTATAGAACTTATGTTTTTGGTAACTATTCTATGATCGGA